CTGCGCGGGTCCGGCATCTCGCGGAAAATCGTGATCAGTGATGGCATCGGCCCCTCCTTCAGAAGCCCCAACCAGAATCCAGATCACACCAAACCACCAGCCCTATTCTTCAAATGCGATTCCCCTGCCCCGAGCGCCATCAGCGGGCTGCCGGGGCGCGGCGCATGGGGCACGTAAAGCCGCATCCCGCCTGCGCGCAGAAGGAACCGCTCGACCGCCGCCGGGTCCATCGCGGCGCGCAATTCCTCCACCCAGGACGGCTCACGCTCCACCGCGACGCCCTTTCCGCTTGCCCTGCGCGGGCAGGTTCTGGCGCAGCACCGTCACCACATGGCCCCCGTCGATCCGGTAGATGAACCCGCCGCTCACCACGCCACAGGCACCCATCCCGATGCCGCGATCCGCCAGATGCCCGATGCGGCAGCGGATCGCCTCGATATCGACACCCTCCACCCGCTCCAGATAGCGCAGGACGGCGTGATCGGTGACGGGGTGGCGGGGCTTTTTCACCTTGCGTGATCCTCCCAGTCGAAATCGATCTCCGCCCGCTCGCCCCATGATTTCAGCGCCTGGATGACATCGTCGATCAGCCGCCACTCGCGCAGCATGTCCACATCCGCCGGGACCGAGCCCCAGCTTGCCCCGAACCGTGCCCGGATGAACCTGTTGAGACCGTCGCGCGTGGGATCGCGCAGCGCGCCCGCCTGCCCGAGCTTGCGCCAGAGCACATGGATCATCCGCAGATCGGCGCGCGGGGCGGGCTTGTGTTTGATATTTCGCGATTTGCTGTCATCAAACCCGCTTGTCTTCAGCCGGTCCACCACAAGCTTCAGCTCGCGATCGTCCATGTCGCGCAAACTCGCCTTGCCGGTCACGCTCACCTGCAAATCGCGCCGCGCCTCGTCATCAAGGCCCAACTGGCGACACGCGGCAAAGATCAGGCGTTGAAGGGACCGGTTCATGGTCGGTCTTCATCGATAACAAAAGACTCCACATTCTCGAGGCCTTTTGTAAGCCTGTCCGCATCCAAACGAGGGTTTTTCCAATGGATTTTGACCAGCTTCTTGCTTATGGACAGTCTAGCCTCAAACTTATCAGCAGCGGCTTCGGCGTCGTTGAGCAAATCCGGCAGCTTGCGGACAATCGGGGCGACAAGACCGGAGTGCCTGCTGCCGAGATGGGCGAACTCACGCTCAAACTCCAGAAGCACCTCATCAACGCGCAAAAGGCGCAGTTGGATCTTCTGAACGCTCTTGGTGACCTTAAAAGCGAGATGATAGCAATTGATCGTCGCCTTGAACTTCAAGGCCGATACGAGCCTTTTACGACCGCTGGGGGCGCTTTTGTACTCGCGCTCAGAGCGGACGATGATCGGGGCGAGCCTGCCCATTACATTTGTCCCGACTGCGCTGATGAAGGTCGCAAAAGCTACCTGCAACCGCATGGAACGGGAAAGAGGTGCAATACTCATGATCGGTTTTTTCCTTTTGAACAGGCTGCCGGTGAAGTGACAAGTGTTCGTCGGCGTTGGGATGTGACTGATCCCTACAGTGATCTGTGATCATCCCATCAGCCCTCCTGATCACAGGCGTCAGTAAGCCGGGTGACGCAGACGGGCTCATGATCGATCTCGCACTCGATCTGCCGCTCGCAATGCGGACAGGTGTGAAGCCCGGTGCCGATATCCCCAAGGTCACCGTAGCAGCCCGGACACGTCCAATAGTCGTATCGGCCCGGATTGGTGCACCGGTCGGAGAGCGGCTTGTCAAAAATGCTCACCATCCCCTCACACCTCCACCAGAACGACGACAAGCACCGTGGCAATGAGCACGTCGCATATCATCGCCAACGCGAAGAGGCCGTTCTCGGCGCTCTCCCCCTCATGCGAACAATGCCAGGCATAAATCAGCGTCAGCATCCCCTCACACCTTCGCCAGATCGAGCGCGACCAGCTTTTCGCTCTTTCGTTCAGGGTCCACTTGGTAGACGCGCAAATAGGTTGTGGCACTGTCGCGACAGATCGCGTCGTCGATGGCCTGCATCGCGCGCCGCCACACGTCGCTTTCAAAGCGGAAATCGCGCAAGCCAAGGATGCCCTGAGTGTCCAGACGGCCCTTGGAATTCAACTTGAATGCCTTGGAGACGATTTCACGGATGGCCGGGCTGCTCCCCTCAAGCTCCTGCTCGAAGAATTCGTCGAGCAGGGCCTTGGCCGCCTCCAGTTCCGGCCCGAATGTCACCTGCTTCGCCACGTCGAGCCGCGCGACCATCGTGCCGCACGCAGACCGGACCGAAAACCCGCCCTCCTTGCCGCCGACCTTCACACCATAATCGCCGAGCATCATGTCGCGATAGGCGCGCATCTCGCTTAGTCCGAAAGCCTTGAACGCGGAGAGGTTTTCGTTTAGCGCGACCGCCCGGTGAAAAAGATCGGATGCCAGATCATGCGCAAGCCGCTTTTGCGGCTCAAGCTCCGAGAGCTTCACATAACTGCCATCGGGCCGACGAATTAGATCGGGGGTATCAGACATTGTCATCTCCTGTTGAAAGGGGGGTTGAACGGGGGTGTGATCCGACGCCCGCCAGCGCGCAGACGGCGGCCATGGCGGCGATCTCGTCCATCGAGCACAGCGTGACGCCGCGCGGGCCTTGAAGATCAACCTTGGCCACGCCCGAGGCGGCAAGGCGGATCATCTCCGCGTGGCTCCAGCGGGGTGTGTCGGGAAGGGTCATGCCAGGTCCTCCGCGTCATCGAGGATCGCATCGACAAGCCCCTCGCGCGCGATCGTGTCGATCAGGTCGCGCGCCAGCTCGTTGATGGTCAGGTGCCGCTTCGCCGCGTGCGGCGCGAGCAGGTCGCGCAGGTCCGGGGCCACCCGGGCGATATGAAGCCGGTGCTCGCCTGCGGGGCACGGCCCGCGCGCAAAACGCGGGATATCCACGCCGCGCCGCCGGTAATAGGCCAGCCGGGAATAGACCGAGATGGCCGTGATGTTGCAGCGCTCGGCGATCTCGGCGGGGCGCACGCCCTTCTTGGCCATCGCCAGCACGAAATCAGACCGTCCGTCAGCTGCGGTCATCGGTCTGCCCTCCCTTGTGGACGGGGCAGCGGTTGCAGGCCCGATACATGGTGATATCCAGGGCATTCCCGTTGCTGAATTTGTCGCGAGGTGCCTTCCCGCGCCACTTGCGGCAGAGATGCGTGCCGATCTCGCCCAGAACCGGGCAGGCGATGCGGCCCGACATGAACGTGCCGCGCACGATATCCTCCACCGCGCTCGTATCCGCCGGGTAGCGGTTGCGCAGGATGTTGGACACAAGGCTCGCGCTGCGCTCCAGCCGCAGCGCCACCTTGTTCTGGCTGGTCTCGTCGCAGGCCCGCGCCAGCGCCTCGACCCAGTCGGGGATGCCCTCGCCCCAGAATTCGCGGGCGGTGTCGAGCGCGCTCATGCCGCACCGCCTTTCACGGGAGTGAATTCGCCCGTGTTCGGATCGAGGATGCCCGCCAGCCGCACGGGCTTTGGCGGGCGCGGTCCGCTATCCTCGATCAGCTGATAGATCGCCTCGCGGCGGCCGGGGATTGCGGTCTGGCGCACCTTGAGATGCCCCGAGCCAAGAAGCCGGCGGCAATAGGCCCGCGCCTTCTCGACGCTCACCTCGACGCCGCCCGCATTCGCGTGGCAGGCAAGATCAGTGGGTGTGAAACCGTGGCGCAGACCCGGACTGCGCATCGCGCGCCACATGTTGCCCTCGGGGCTGGCATCCGCGCTCACCGGCTGTGGCCCGGCGGGGGGCAGATGGGACGGGCTGTAATACCGCTTGTTGTTCACTCCAAGCCGCGACACCCGGATCCGGCCATCCTTCAGCCAGAGGCGGATATACCGCTTGGCCGTGTCAGTGCCGCATCCGCGCTTGGCCACATCGGCCCAGTCGAACTCGGGCAAATCGCGGACCTCTGCCCATATGGCCTCGAACAGATCGCTCATGTGCGCACCTCCTTCGCCTCAGGGGCCAGCGGCACCACCGTATCGGCGCGCTCTGCCCGCGTAACGGGGCGGAAATCCTCCACCCGCCGCACCAAAGGCGGCTGGCCAGTGTCGAAATCGCGATTGCCCCAAAGCGCAAGATCGACATCGCGCCGCCCGCGCCCCTTCGCGATCCCGCGCACGGTCGCCAGATTGTTGCGCACCCGGCGGATCGAGCCGCCCGAGGCATCTACGATAGCGGAAAGCAGATCGTCGGCCACATCGACACCGGGCGTGTAGATCGGGGCAAG